GCTATCGCGGCAAGTTCAACCGCTATATATTTCCAAGATCCAGTGAAAGCACTGGCGACTGGTTATATTGGCGTTGCAGCAGCAGGCGAGGCACTATTGGGTTCACTAAACGGGATCTTCTACACGGCAGCAACAACAAACAAGCCTACGTGGGCTAACAATCTGGCAGGTTCAAATACAGCCACAGATATTGTTGGTTTCGTAAGCGATGATCCGTACGAAAGATTCGAAGTTCAAACAGATAACTCAGGTGCTTCGGCACAAACTGATGTTTTCATGAACTACGATATCTTGTATGCGGCAGGCGATTCAGCTAACTACGTTTCAAAAGTAGAACTAGATGATTCAACTCTGCATTCAACTACAGGTCAGTTAAAAGTACTAGGTGTTTCGAAAGAAATCAAAAACAACGATTTAGCATCAGCTAATACAAACTTCGTTGTTACGATTAACGAACACTTTATTAAACAAGTAGCAGGTATATAAGGAGGAATAATTATGGCTATATCACGAGGACAACTAGTTAAAGAACTAGAGCCAGGTTTGAACGCTTTATTCGGCCTGGAGTACAAACGCTATGAAAATCAGCACGCAGAAATATATGCGGAAGAATCTTCAGACAGAGCTTTCGAAGAGGAAGTTATGTTATCAGGATTTGCAAATGCCGCAGTTAAACCAGAAGGTTCTGGCGTAACTTTTGACTCAGCTCAAGAGACTTACAGCGCTAGATATACGCACGAAACAGTTGCGTTAGCCTTCTCAATAACTGAGGAAGCAATCGAAGATAACCTGTATGACAGACTCGCTTCTAGATATACAAAAGCGTTAGCTAGATCGATGGCAAACACAAAACAAGTAAAAGCAGTTACACCTTTAATTCAAGGGTTACCTGGAGCGACTGGGACTACTTTCACCACTGGTGACGGTTCTTTATTGTTCGCGACAAGTCACCCGACAATCGCGGGTACTGTTTCTAACACGTTGGCTACACAAGCCGACTTGAATGAAACTTCATTAGAACAATCATTGATAGACATTGCAGCAATGACAGACGAAAGAGGTCTTAAAATTGCAGCAAGAGGTACTAAAATGATTATCCCTTCTGAAAATCAATTCAATGCTGAAAGATTGATGAAATCTCAAGGCAGAGTTGGAACAGCAGATAATGACATCAATGCTATCCGTTCAATGGGAATGATCCCACAAGGATACAGAGTTAATAACTTTGTAACTGATACGGATGCTTGGTACATCATCACTGATGTGCCTAATGGAATGAAATATTTCAATAGAGCACCAATCAAAACTGCGATGGAAGGCGATTTCGATACTGGAAACGTAAGATACAAAGCTAGAGAAAGATACAGTTTCGGCTGTTCTGACTATAGAGGTATTTTCGGCGTTGAAGGTGCTTAATCAATAAACTTAGGAATGAGGCGGCCTTAAAATCGCCTCATTTCGATAATAAAGTAAGAAATAACAATGAAAAAGGACTTTCTCATCACTATAATTGCCTACGGATACCGCACTAAATTTCCAATAAAGTGTCAAGATTCTTCCGAAGCTATGGAACAATCTATAGTTGACAAATTGGGAGAAAAAAGTGTAAAGTGGGACGAAACAGGATTTTACGACAAACGTCGTAAATGGATAACCTATGAGGAGGTTATAAATGATCCAAGACCTATACAAGGCCAAGAAGTCATTGGAGCTAAGTTGGGAGCAGGAGCATAACGTATACGGTAAGTATACTCTCAATATGGTTAGGATAGATGATAAAATTAAAGAAGTCATCACCGAAATCAAGCTGGAAGAAGGCAAAATTGCAGACCGAGAAAATGCAATTCAAAACGCAGCTCCAGAAGTGTCAGTAGCCACTTAAATAAAAAAGCTACATCACTGAAATCAGCACTTCATCACGGGATATCTTGCACTAAATTTAAATTTAGCGTATAACTTTATCACTATACAATTAATTAAGAACGTAGACGAGTATAGTCGACGGCCTAGAGGCTACGTTCATAAAAACTAGGAGGATAATATGGCAACAACTACATTTTCCGGACCAATAAAAGCCGGAACAATTAGAAACACAACTGGTACAACACTAGGATCAAACTATAAAAACGTTGGTCAAGTGGTTATGAGTCAATCAGAAGCTGTTACACAAGCTTCTGGAGCAACTACAATCATTATACCAGCGAACAGTCAGATTCTTACCATTACCTTATCGGTTAATGTTGTTTGGACTGGAGTAGCATCTACATTAGGTGTAGGAACCACGGCATCTGCTACAGCTTTCACAGCTGCAGACGCAGTGGCAGGCGGAGCACTCGGACTTATTGATGTGACTTCTGCTGCTTTAAGTGCTAACGCGACAAGAGTTAATAATCTTGCAGATGTTGGTAGTACTGATGTTAAGTTACTTATAACAAGCACGAATACAGGAGATGGCACTGGTTATCTTACTGTAACATATGCTCAAAATAATAATTTAGCATAATAATAAAATAATGTGAGCTCCTTCGGGAGCTCACTATTAAGGAGAAAAAAATATGAGTACATATCCAGTAGATATAAAAGTTAAAAGAATAACAAGTGTGGTGGCTAATCAAGAAATTTTTGGGGGTCCCGCAAGAATTTTAGGATTTTCGGCTAATTGTACAGCAGGAGCAGGAACGATTGATTTAGAAGATGATGGAACATCTTTAGGTGTTTGGGGAACTCCAGATGGTTCTTCAAGTCCAATGGTTTATAATGTTACTTTACCTGGTACAGGTATTAAATGTAATACTAAGCCCACTTGTTCTTTGTCTACAATTGCGGATGTAACATTCTACTACGGCTAGGAGGATAAATGGCTACGTCGGGAACAGCAACATTTGATAGAACGTTTTACATAGATGATACCATTAACGAAGCTTTTGAAAGATTAGGGATCTTTGAATTACCTGGCGGTTATTTAAAATCTGCCAGACGTTCTTTGAATATCATGTTTCAAGAATGGGGTAATAGAGGTGTGCACTATTGGGAAATAGCGAACAATAATATTACGTTAGTTGATGGTCAAGCTACTTACACAATGTATCGTTCAACATCGGATGGTACTTCGGACGCTACGGCAGTGTATGGAGTGGATGATGTTTTAGAAGCTTCTTATAGAATTACTTCTACTAGTGTTGATGCGCCTTTAACAAAAATTAGTAGATCTACTTATGCTTCACTAGCAAATAAAACTTCTACGGGTCAACCTTCTCAATATTGGGTCCAAAGATTATTAGATAGAGTTACTATAACTTTATATACTGTGCCTGGCGCGGCAGCAGATGGAAATAAAATAAATTATTTTTACGTTAAAAGAATTCAAGACGCGGGCGCTTATACAAATAATTCGGATGTTGTTTATCGTTTTATTCCAGCTATGTGTGCAGGTTTATCTTATTACTTATCTTTAAAATATGCACCAGCAAGAACACAAGAATTAAAATTATTATATGAAGATGAATTAAACAGAGCTTTAGTTGAAGATGGTTCGCCATCGAGTTCTTATATAACTCCTAAAACTTACTATCCAAATATTTAATTATGGGAAAATTTGCAACAGGTAAACAATCATTATCAATTTCAGATCGTTCTGGATTAGCTTTTCCTTATACCGAAATGGTACGAGAATGGACGGGAGCTTGGGTACATATTTCTGAATATGAACCTAAACAACCTCAATTAGATCCAAGACCTCATGCTGCAGATCCTCAAAGTTTGCAACATGCAAGATCACAGCATTTTCAACAACCTACTATGGTTAATGGAGTATTGTCTAGTTCTGGAGGTAGTGGTATGATATTAGTAGATTTAACTTTACCAGGAGATTTTGCTTTTAGTTCTTCTGGAATGGTTCCTGAAGATGGCAATGTTGCTAATAACAGGAGACAAGCTTTAACAAGTTTAGGCAATGTAACGGTGAGTATAACATAATGACATACGCGGAATTAGTTCAAAAGATTAGAGATTATACAGAAGTAGATTCTACTGTTTTAAGTGATACTATTATTAATGGTTTTATTGAAAATGCAGAATTTAGAGTTTTAAGGGAAGTAGATTCAGATAGTAATAGAAGCTTTAAAACGGCTCAATTAGTAGCTAGTCAAAGATATATTGATGTTCCTGCTGACTGTCTAGTTGTAAGATCAGCTCAAATCGTTGATTCTGATGGGGTAGCATCGGCAGATAATAGAGAGTTTTTAGAATATAAGGATACTAATTTTATGTCAGAATATAATCCTACGGATGCGACA